GTCCGAGTTTTAAGAAAATGCTGGAGGACGTAAAGGCGGGACGCACCAACTGCATCATCGTAAAAGACCTCTCACGCTTTGGCCGCAATTACCTGGACGCAGGCGAGTACATCGAGAAGATATTCCCCTTTTTAGGCGTGCGCTTTATCGCCGTCAACGACAATTACGACAGCCTCGCCGGAAAGAACGCTTCGGACGAGCTTATCATCCCGTTCAAGAACCTCATAAACGAAGCTTACTGCCGGGATATTTCCGTGAAAGTCCGCACCCAGCTTGAGGTCAAACGCAAGAGCGGCCAGTACATCGGCGCATTTGCCGTCTACGGCTATCTGAAAGATGAAGCAGACAAAAACCACCTGATCGTAGACGAATATGCCGCAGATATCGTGCGGGATATCTTTTCGTGGAAGCTGGAGGGCATGAGTCCGCAGGACATTGCCAGCCGTCTGAACCACAACGGGGTGCTCTCGCCTATGGAGTACAAGAAATCTCTCGGCATGAAGTTTTCCACTTCCTTCAAGGCGAACCCACAGGCGGTATGGTCGGCCAATGCGGTGCTTCGTATCCTGAAAAATCCGGTCTACACCGGTGTGCTCATTCAGGGCAAAGAGACCACGCCCAGCTACAAGGTGCGAAAGCGTGTCACAAAGCCGGAAAACGAATGGGCGGTCGTGTCGGATACCCACGAAGCCATCATTGAGCGCCGGGACTTTGACAGCGTACAGAAGGCGCTCTCATTGGATACCCGCCGCAGCCCCGGCGACAGCGCCGTGCAGCTTTTCAGCGGCATGGTGTTCTGCGGCGAGTGCGGCGCAAGCATGGTACGAAAAACTGTTCCCTCCGGCAATAAAAAGTATATCTACTACGTCTGCGCCGCGCACAAGCAGGATAAATCCTGTTCGCCCCATCGGATGCGCGATGAAGCGCTGGAACAGCTGGTTTTGGACACGGTAAAGCAGTATATCCGGGACGTGGTTGATCTGGATGATATTCTTGCCATGACGGATACTGCTCCATTGAGAGCCGCAGAAGCCCAGAAGGTGCAGCGGCAGCTCGACAAGAAACGCTCTGAGCATGAGCGGCTCCAGAAGCTGCTCATGTCCCTGTATGAAAGCCTTGCAGACGGCATCATCGACCGGGACGAATACGCGAGGCTCAAGCAGAACTACGCAGGGCGCTGCGCCGAGTGCGAAAAGCAGATGGAAACCTTGCAGGAGACCATCACGCAGATCAAAGAGCACGGCGGCGAACACCGGGAGTGGATGGCGCAGTTTCGGGAGCATTTGAACATTACGGAATTGGAGCGCAGCATCGTCGTGGCGCTGATCGACCGCATCCTTATTTATAAGGACAACCGCATGGAAGTCCGCTTCCGCTTCGCGGATGAATTTGCGTGGCAGACGGATATCCTGCGCCGGTCACAAATCAGAGAGGTGGTATAAGTGGCAAGAACCAAACGAAAGACAAATCCGGTCATTCCGGCAGCGGAGGCTCCCGCACAGGCACAGAAGCAATACCGCGCTGCCGCCTATGCCCGCCTTTCCGTGGAAGACAGCGGCAAACCCGGCGCGGATACCATCGAGGGACAGAAAAACCTCCTGCTGCGGTTCATCGAAAATGACCCGACGCTCACTCTGTATGGGCTGTTTTGCGATAACGGGCAGACCGGCACGAACTTCCAACGGCCTGAGTTTGAAAAGCTCATGGAAGCGGTCAGGCGCGGAGAGGTAGACTGCATCGTGGTCAAAGACCTATCACGTTTTGGCAGAAACTACAAGGAGACCGGCAACTATCTGGAGCGCATTTTTCCTTTTCTGGGCGTGCGCTTCATCGCCGTTAACGACGGCTTTGACACGCTTACTGCCCAGCGGGGCGCGGACGGTTATCTGGTTCCGCTGAAAAATCTGATCAACGAGGTCTACAGCAAGGACATTTCCAGGAAGTCCGGCTCGGCTCTGGCGGCAAAGCAGAAGAACGGCGATTTCATCGGCGCGTGGGCACCCTACGGCTATCGCAAATGCCCGGACGACCCACACAGGCTGGAACCGGATGAGGCAACGGCTCCCGTTGTCCGGCAGATATTCCGGTGGCGTGCCGAGGGCGTGAGCTTCACGCAGATCGCAAGGCGGCTCAATGATGAGGGCGTGCCCTCGCCCTCCGCCTATCTGTATAATACCGGGGTTTGCAAAACAGAAAAGTACAACGGTGTGATCTGGTACGTTCAGACTGTAAAAAACATCCTGTCCCGGCAGGTGTACATCGGGCACATGGTGCAGGGTACAAAGCGGCAGTCCTTCTACGAAAACCGGGGGCAGTATAAGAAGCCACGAGAGGAGTGGATCGTCGTTGAAAATACCCACGAGCCGCTGATCGACCGGGAGATCTTTGATAAGGTGCAGGCGCTTGCACAGCGCAGAAATGCGGAATACTTTGAAAACCTCGGCAGATTCACACATCTGGAAACCACCGAAAACATCCTCAAGGGGCTGGTCTGCTGTGCCGACTGTAAGCGTCCGCTGGTGCGGTACAAGAATGTGAGCCACGAAAAAAAGCTGTGGTACACCTTTATCTGCCTGACCCACGCCAACGACATTGGCAGCTGTCCGCTGAAAAACATCCGGGAGGACGCACTGTTCCCCATGCTCCTGCAAGCCATTCAAACCCAGATCGCCCTTGCCGCCGATATGGAAGCCATTGTCCGCAGACTAAACAGCTCCCCCAAATACAGAAAGCAGACTGCGACGCTGCAAGGCAAACTGGATGCGGCGAAAAAGACGCTCAAACGCTGTAACGGCCTGTATGACAGCCTGTATCAGAGCTATGTGGATCAGCTCATGACCGAGCAGGAGTATATGACGCTAAAGCGCCGCTACAAAGCGGAAGCCGAGGAAGCGGAGCGGCTGATCGAGACGCTGACCCGCCGGCAGGCGGCGGAAGCGGCGCACACGCCGGAGAACCCGTTCCTTGCGGCCTTCGGCAGCTTCCGGGGCGCGGATGTTTTGACAAAAGAAATGGCGCAGGCGCTGATTGAGCGTGTGTATGTGGACGGTGGCAGCAATATTGAGATCGTGTTCCGCTACCGGGACGAATACAAGGAACTCTGTACATATTTGGAAGGGAGGCAAGCTGACGCATGAGAACGGCGATCTATCTTCGCATATCCAGCGAGGACGCGGATTTGAGAACCGGCGAAAAGGACGAATCCGAGAGCATATCCAACCAGCGCAGCCTCCTGCGGGATTATGTGTGCAGCCATGCAGATTTATACGGCTCTGAAATATTGGAATTTTGTGATGACGGTTGGAGTGGTACGAATTTCGAGCGTCCAGCTGTGAAGGAGCTTTTGGAGCAGGTCAAGCGTGGGCAGATCAACTGCATCGTAGTAAAAGACCTTTCCCGCTTTGGCCG